AACAAGCGAATCTCATCTGGTATGAGATTTTTGACATAGTAAAGCAAAATTGCACCACGGCTTTCACGGGTAATCCGCAGGATGACATTATGGAAGCTCTACTGTCGGGTAGGAAAGGACGGTATAACATATGAACACAACGGAACGTTTTGAAAAAGTGAACATAGAACGGTTGGTGCCGTATGCAAGGAATGCACGCACACATAGTAAGGAGCAGATACTACAGCTTCGTGCTTCCCTGCGAGAATTTGGATTTGTAAATCCTGTCATTGTGGATAAGGACCTGAATGTGATTGCGGGGCATGGGCGAATCCTTGCTGCAAAAGAAGAAGGAGTCACCGAAGTACCCTGTGTGTTTGCAGAGCATTTGTCGGAAGCGCAAAAGAGAGCTTACATTCTTGCCGACAACCGTCTTGCATTGAATGCGGGATGGGATGAGGAAATGCTATCGATAGAGATTGCCGACTTACAGGCGGCCGACTTTGACGTGTCGCTCTTGGGTTTTAATGATGCAGAACTTAATATGCTAATGGGATCAGGAGATGACGTCAGGGAGGATGACTTCGATGTCGACAGCGAGCTTCAAAAGCCGGCCATTACGAGAGCCGGTGATCTTTGGCTTCTGGGCGGGCACCGGCTCGTCTGCGGTGACAGCACCAAAGCAGAGACGTTTGATCTGCTCATGGATGGAAAGAGCGCAAACCTTGTGGTCACCGATCCACCTTACAACGTTAATTATGAAGGCGCTGCAGGCAAAATTAAAAATGACAACATGAAGGATGAAGCATTCTATCAATTTCTCCTAGATGCCTTCACCCTGACAGAGAAGGCAATGGCAAAGGATGCAAGCATCTATGTTTTTCATGCAGACACTGAGGGATTGAATTTTCGTAGAGCTTTTAATGCTGCCGGTTTCTATCTCTCCGGTACCTGCATCTGGAAAAAGCAGTCGCTGGTACTGGGGCGTTCACCATATCAGTGGCAACACGAGCCAGTGCTCTTTGGCTGGAAGAAGTCGGGCAAGCACGCCTGGTATTCTGACCGCAAGCAGTCGACCATTTGGGAGTACGACAAGCCGAAGAAGAATACAGATCACCCTACTATGAAGCCGATACCGCTTTTAGCTTATCCGATTTTAAACTCCAGCATGACCGGATGTATTGTCCTCGATCCCTTTGGAGGAAGCGGATCAACGCTTATTGCCTGCGAGCAGACAGGGCGGATATGCTTCAATGTTGAAATTGATGAGAAATTCTGTGACGTGATCGTGAAGCGGTACATAGAGCAGACCCAAGATACGGGAAATGTATATCTCATTCGTAGTGGTGAAAAAGTAAATTATGATGATGTAGAGGTGCCTGCCAATGAGTAGAAGAATACCCCGTAGTTTGTAGTAATTCCTCATTCTTGTACGATAAAACACTTGCTATATTACAGCTTTAGAGTGATATATGTAACTACCAAAATGAAAGGTAGGAAACAGCTATGGAAGTAAAGTATAACGTAACAGGCTCAAGACGCAAAGAGCTTGTAGGTGCCATTAGTGAGATCACGGACTTCCCAGTGTCTTATGCTGGAGCACCAACCTTCTCTTACGAGATTGGAGGGTTTACCGTGGATAAGAGCGGAACACTTTCCTTTGGAAACGAAACGAACAGTGGGCTAGTAGAGAAACTTATGGAGAAACTTTCTGAACGGGGTTTTGAATTACCTGATGAGAATAGTAAGCTTACAATAGAAATGCCGATGGAGGGTTTTACTGAAAATTCTCTCACAAACTTGGAACGGATGATTGCCAGCAAAGCGGGGCTTATCAAGAAAGCCATCGGTATAGAAGCACTTCCTGTTGAGAGATTGGAAACCACAATCAAGTTTCCGTGGTTTTCTTCTGAAGCAACAGGAGATGAGGTGTTCGCTTATTCACACTTTATTACTGCACTATGTACAGCAGCAAAGGAGCAATCACGGGTTACTGCAAAGGAACAGCCGGTGGAAAATGAGAAGTTTGCTTTCCGCGTGTTCCTTATACGATTAGGCTTCGTGGGCAAAGAGTATAAAATGGCACGGAAGATTCTATTGCAGAACCTTTCGGGAAACAGTGCTTTCAAGAATGGAAGGCCAAAGACGGAGGTGAGCGCGGATGAATAACTTTCCAAGAAAGGAAACCATGGATAAACTCCGCAAGGAATACCCTGTCGGAACGCGTGTTGAACTGGTACGAATGAATGACCCTTACTCAAAGCTTAAACCTGGCGATCAAGGTACGGTGAAAATTATTGATGATATAGGAACCATATTCTGCAGTTGGGACTGCGGTTCATCCTTAGGTGTAGTGTACGGAGAGGATGCTGTAAGAAAACTGTAAAACACACAATTTTATTAGCCTATTGAGCATGAATGTTTGTGTCTTTTATTCTCCTTATATTGCTTGATATTATCTCTCTTTAGAGTGATATATGTACATGCGGAACACAACAGTGTAGCGCAAAGCACATCACTTTAAGGAGGAAGAGAACAATGTTTACAAGCGGGTTTGGAATTGAAATTGAATTCACTGGAATCACAAGAAAAGAAGCTGCGAAAGTTACCGCCGAGTTTCTGAACGGAATAATTACCGAAGTTGGTGACTTCTATGACACCAAGAAGGTGACTGCCCCTAACGGCAGGGTATGGAAGCTCATGTATGACGGTAGCATCAGATGTGAAAAGAAGCAGGGGAACACAAAGATTGCCTCAACCAAGGAGTATAGCGTCGAACTGGTCAGCCCCGTGCTTACCTACAGGGAGGACATTGAAACCTTGCAGGAACTGGTTAGGCTGCTCCGCCACGCCGGTGGCTTTGCCAATTCCTCCTGCGGTATCCACATCCACCTTGACGGTTTTAGTCATACGCCAAGGAGCATCCGCAACTTCGTGAACATCATAGCCAGCAAGAACGACCTTTTCTATAAGGCCCTCCAGATAGAGCCTGCACGCATAGGATACTGCAAAAAGATGGATAGCCTTCTGGTGGAGAAGATGAATCGTAGAAAACCAAAGACGATGCAGGCAATTGAGGAGATTTGGTACGAAGGATACAGCGAAACGCGTGACCAGCACTACCACCAAAGCCGCTACCATTTCTTGAACCTTCACAGCTTTTTCACAGGACACCATACGGTGGAGCTTAGGGGTTTTAACTCAGAACTACATGCGGGCAAGATAAGGAGTTACATTGTTCTTGCACTTGCATTAAATCACCAGGCACTGACGCAGCGGAGTGCATCGGCAAGAAAGCCACAGACGGAGAATGAGAAGTTTGCAATGCGAACCTACTTAAACCGCATCGGATTTATTGGTGATGAGTTTGCCAACTGTCGCGAACACCTGACAGCACATCTGGACGGTTCAGCGGCCTGGCGATTTCGGGCAGCCTGAAAAGCAATAGAATGACGAAGGAGAATGATTATGGAAATGAATAAAAAACTGTACCTTGCCTATGGCTCGAATTTAAACATGATGCAAATGGCAAACCGCTGCCCCACAGCAAGGGTCGTCGGGGCGAGTGAAATAAAAGGTCTACGCCTTCTTTTTAGAGGCGCACACGCGGGCTCAGTGGCTACCGTGGAACCGCTTAGAGGTGGTAAGGTTCCCGTTCTGGTCTGGGAGGTGACACCCGCTGATGAAGCTGCGCTCGACCGCTATGAGGGATGGCCATTTCTTTACCGTAAGGAAACAATTAAGGTAAAAATAGATGGCAAGATAGTCAAGGCGTTTGTCTATATCATGAACGAGGGGAGGCCACTAGGGCAACCATCAAGTTATTATTATTCAACGATAATGGAAGGATACAAGGACGCGGGCTTTGATTTGGATATCCTGCGTAAGGCCACAAAGGACTCTGTTGAATCGGAGGTAACCGGTGATGACTGAAAAGATTAAGGAGCAAATCCTCGCGATCAGGGCGTCTGGTATCACTAATATGTTTGACATAAACCGCGTTGAGCATGAGGCAGACGCACGCAGTTTTTATGAACTGGTGGTGTATCTAATGGAGCACAAGGCTGAGTATTGTCACTTCATTCTGACAGGAAAGGTTGACAGATGAATATAGCAGACTAAAAATGAGTAAAAGCAAAGAGCTTCTAAGGAGGCTCTCTGCTTTTACTCATTTTCATGAGAGGATGTGGTGACTTTGCGGAAACTGAAAAAATACAAACCTACTACTTTCATGGCCGCTGGTTCCTATTACAACAAGGATAGGGCGGATTATGCTGTATCTTTTATCGAAGCTCTGTCCCATACCAAAGGGTCCTGGGCTGGGAAGCCGTTTGAACTCATCGACTGGCAGGAACAGATCGTCCGTGATTTATTCGGTATCCTAAAACCGAACGGATACCGTCAGTTCAATACTGCCTACGTGGAGATTCCTAAAAAGATGGGCAAGAGTGAGCTTGCCGCCGCCATCGCCTTGCTCCTTACCTGCGGTGATGGAGAGGAACGTGCTGAGGTATACGGCTGTGCCGCCGAACGCCAACAAGCATCCATCGTGTTCGAGGTGGCGGCTGACATGGTGCGTCTGTGCCCGGCACTTTCAAGGAGGGTGAAGCTTTTAGCTTCCACCAAGCGGCTGATCTATCTACCGACCAATAGCTTCTACCAGGTGCTTTCGGCAGAGGCCTATTCGAAACATGGCTTCAATGTTCACGGTGTGGTATTTGATGAACTCCACACACAGCCCAACCGGAAGCTTTTTGACGTCATGACGAAGGGTTCTGGAGACGCAAGGAATCAGCCACTGTATTTCCTTATCACCACGGCGGGAACAGACACCCAGAGTATCTGCTTTGAAACACACCAGAAAGCCTTGGATATGATGGAAGGGCGTAAAAAAGACACGACCTTTTACCCCGTTATATATGGCGCAAAGGAAGATGAGGACTGGACTGATCCTAAGGTCTGGAAGAAAGCTAACCCCTCCCTTGGGATTACGGTGGAGATTGAGAAGGTAAAGGCGGCTTGTGAGTCAGCGAAGCAGAACCCTGCAGAAGAAAACAGCTTCCGGCAACTGCGTCTTAATCAGTGGGTAAAACAGGCCATCCGTTGGATGCCAATGCACAGTTGGGATGCCTGTGCCTTTCCGGTCGATGTGGAGAGTCTTGCGGGGCGTGTCTGCTATGGTGGACTGGACCTTTCCTCTACAACGGATATTACAGCCTTTGTACTGGTATTCCCACCACTGGTGGATAGCGAAAAATATGAAATTCTACCCTTCTTTTGGATGCCGGAGAACAACATTGATTTAAGGGTTCGCAGGGATCATGTGCAGTATGATCTTTGGGAAAGACAGGGACACCTCATGACCACCGAAGGTAACGTGGTGCATTATGGTTACATCGAACATTTCGTAGAGGAGTTAGGCAAGAAATATAATATCCGTGAAATTGCCTTTGACCGTTGGGGCGCTGTACAAATGGTGCAGAACCTTGAAGGTTTAGGCTTTACCGTGGTTCCCTTTGGGCAGGGCTTTAAGGATATGAGCCCACCCACCAAGGAGCTGATGAAGCTGACGCTGGAAGAGAAAATAGCCCATGGCGGTCACCCGGTTCTGCGGTGGATGATGGACAACATATTTATTCGTACTGATCCCGCTGGTAATATCAAACCGGATAAGGAAAAAAGCACTGAGAAAATAGATGGCGCGGTCGCAACCATAATGGCTCTTGACCGCGCCCTTCGATGTGGATCTGGAAGCATCGAGTCAGTCTATAACGAAAGGGGTCTATTAATATTATGAGTTTATTTTCAGGAATATTCAAATCACGGGATAAGCCGAAGAACCGCGTTGGAAGCGGAGCTACCTTTTTGTTTGGAAGCACGAGCAGTGGCAAGAATGTAAATGAACGGACGGCTATGCAGACCACGGCAGTTTATGCCTGTGTGAGGATACTCTCCGAGGCTATTGCCGGACTGCCCCTCCATGTGTATCGCTACCGAACAGATGGTGGCAAGGAAAAGCTTCCTTCCCATTCACTGTATTACCTTCTTCATGATGAACCAAACCCAGAGATGACTTCATTTGTGTTCCGAGAGACACTGATGGGTCATCTTTTAATTTGGGGTAATGCCTATGCTCAGATACTACGCAACGGGCGGGGGCAGGTGGTTGCGCTGTATCCGTTATTGCCGAGCAAGATGGAAGTAAGCCGTAGTACCAATGGAGCGCTTGTTTATACCTACTATCGTGAAGCAGATGAAAGTGGTATTAATCCAAAAGGTGGATATGTCACCTTACGAAGAGAAGAAATCCTCCACATACCCGGCTTAGGCTTTGATGGCCTTATCGGTTATAGCCCTATCGCCATGGCAAAGAATGCGATTGGGATGTCGCTGGCAACCGAGGAATACGGTGCATCATTTTTTGCCAACGGTGCAAATCCGGGCGGTGTGCTAGAGCACCCAGGCGTAGTAAAGGACCCGGACCGCTTAAGAGAAAGCTGGCATGCCCAGTTCTCCGGAGTCAATGCGCATAAGGTGGCCGTGTTGGAAGAGGGTCTTACGTTCCACCAGATGTCCATCCCTCCGGAACAGGCACAGTTTTTAGAGACACGCAAATTCCAGATTAATGAGATAGCCCGTATTTTCAGGGTACCGCCTCATATGGTGGGCGATCTGGAGAAGTCCAGCTTTAGCAATATCGAGCAGCAGTCGCTGGAGTTTGTAAAATATACACTCGATCCATGGGTGGTTCGTTGGGAGCAGGCATTGCAGCAATCCCTGATACTTCCTTCTGAAAAACCGTCCCTGTTTATTAAGTTCAACCTTGATGGTCTACTTCGTGGCGATTACCAAAGTCGTATGACAGGCTATTCTACTGGGCGGCAAAATGGCTGGTTTTCTGCCAATGACATAAG